CTTCGGGAAGCGTCTCAGCCGATGCGGTCACGGATGTGAACTCGTGGAGCGCGTCCTCGGCATCCTCCGCAGCATTCTGGGCGGTCACGGCGGCCTGCTCCATCCTCTCCACCCAGTCCTCGGAGGCACTGGGTGGATTAGCTCCCTCGGAGGGCGTCCGATCAATCACCGTGCGGAAGGTCTTGGACTTTGCCAGCACATCCCCAACATAGTAGCGGAGTTCCGCGAATCCTCTGCCCGAAATGGCAAGGTCGATATTGTTCGGGGACCAGACCATCCGGGAACCGTCCATGGTGATATTTGGGTTGTAGGGGCTGTCGTCCTCTCCCGGTCGCCAGTTGACCAGTACGACCGTTCCCTCTGTGCCAAGGTCGGCAAACCACCGGCCTACATCGATGGCAATGTCCCTCGCGCCATTCTCTTTGTAGCGACCAAGCCACAGAGTCTCGGCGCATAAGTCATAAATCTGACAAATACTCATCTGCTACCTCACTTTTGCGACCGTCTCGGTGGTCGCCGCATTATATCCAAGCGTTACGGTCTGTGCATCTACCACATAGGTCCCTGCCAGGCCATGCCCAGGATAATCAAGATCTACAAGGTCGCCAGGCATGACGTCGGGATGATAGCGCCGTGTGTATTGGGCAACGGCCGCGACCAGCTGGCGCTCCGCCAGCCGCCTCCTGGCATAGGTCTCAAGGGACTCTCCGCCGGCCAGCACCGGCGACAGCTCCTCCTCCCAGACCTCCCGGCCACGGTTGACCGTAGAGAGCGGACTGTCAGAGCTGTCATCGATGGCGACCGCAGACGTGTCGCCCATCACCGCCCGGAAAACATTGGGGCAGGCAAAAAAGTCCTCTGTCACGGACAGCTGCGGCTCCACGCTGTCGGATCCGACAGCGCTAAATGCCGCGACCGGCTCCGATGCCATCGGAGTGATCAGGATGGTCCCCTCTCCATCGATCCGGAGCCGCCAGTCCATGGCTGCCAGGATCTTCTGCGCCATAGACAGATTGGTCTCGCCGTCCTCGGCGATTATCGTATAGGACAGCGCCGGCGGGTCCTCGTCGACTTCCACCGGAGCCGGTCCGACCTGGAGCAGCTCCTTGACCAGCTCGCCGCCGTCCCTGCCGGCGAGCGCGTACCAGCCGCGAGGGAGCAGGATGTCCGCCGCAGGCTTGAGCACGCTGTAACAGGTCAGGCCGTTGGTTCGCAAATTGCCGTCATAATCGGTCTTGGGACTGGTCGCCAGCCCGGTAAAAAGGGCCACATGGCCGGCGGCGCCGTTGGCCTGCCGCGTATCCATGTAGACGCGGATCCAGCGCTCAATAGCCTGCGGATAATTCCGGCAAGTCAGAGCTGCGGACTGCATGAGAGCGCCGCGGCTCCGGCTTACCTGACCGCTCACGACCTCAATACGTCCGGTAGACCGCCACGTCGCCGGATCGACCTCGGCCAGGTAATAGGCGGCCGTATAGCCTTTATGCCAGTCCATCCCATTCCTCCTTGGTCATCCCTTCGTATCCTTCTGAGTCAACTCTTGTCACCGACAGACGGAAAGTCACCACCTGCGGATTGCTCCGGTCCTCGCTGACCTGGACGTCCGCCGGATAGCTGGATCCATCCAGGCTCCTGACGTGGCAGATGCCAGGATAATCGGCGAGCCGCCTGAGAGCCGTGATGGCCTCGGGATTGCTCGTGGCGACCACTACGCCACCGATCGAGCCGGTCCTGGAGACGCCGGGATTCCAGTCGCCTTGTATCGACCCACCAAGATAGCGGGTTTCTTTAAAGTCCTTCTGCCAGGAGCTGGACAGGGAAACGTTATGGGCGAGCAGGATCCTGCCCTTGCCGAAGTCGATAATGTTGTAATCGACATCCAGACCGCCCATGAGGTCGAGCCATGCAATGGCGTTGTCCTCTGTGATATAGTCCCCTGTCGCCGTCCTGTAGACGATCCTGTAGCCTGCTTCCTCGCCGATCGCCGGAAAAGGGTCTACATAAGCCGTGTCAAAAGCGCAGTCGCCGCAGACAAGTCGGGGCTTGTCGGTGGACAGCCTATAAATGTCGCAGACATCTCCCTCAGCGTATCCCTCCGGAGCTGTCGGCGTGATCACTGCGACAAGCTGAGTCTGGTCTATGACCGCCGTCCCTTCTGGGATGACCGCCTGGTGACTCCAGTGGACCTCAAAGTCGACCTCATTGCTCGCCGACTGACCAAAGCTGTCGCTGGCCGTAACGGTCAGGCGATAGCTGGCGCCATCATCGAGCCTGCCGACAAGATCGGACTGCTCGATCGAGATGCTGGCGGACGCGGGACCGGTCACGATGGCGACCGCCTCACCGGCGTAGCCGGTCTCGACCGACTCGTCCGGCCGGTCCATCTGGTAATCTTCCGCCCTCTCGATGACCGCTGTGATCAGCGTGTCCTCATCATATGCCGCCAGCACGATGGTGAGCGGCAGAGCCTGTAGGGCCGTGGCGGTCCTGGTCTCGCCGTCGTCATCCGTCAGAGTGATCTCTGCCAGGCTTGTCGTCCCCAGCTGGAGCGTGACCGGATCGGCCACGCTGACCTGCGCCGGATCGCTCCACTCCGATGTGCTGCCGCTCCCGGAGGTGACCCGCACACAGAAATAATGTGTCTCACCGGTGGCCCATCCGTAATGTTCTGCGGCCATGTCGATGCTTGCTGCCGTCTGCGTCCTGGCGATGATGTCGCCATAGCTGACCACGCCGTCCGTCACAGTAGCCTCACAGATCTCTGCAAGGGCCTGCGGAGTCCCGTCCGTGGACGTATAGACCCACGCAAGCGTGACAGTCCCCTCCTGCGTAATGACGGCCTCTGAGACCGTCAGGACGGGCACCTGCGGAGCCGAGGAGAGGTCGAGGATAACTCGCTCCGAGTAAGGAGCATAAATGACGTCGTTGTCGCCGAGCTGCTGGAGGAGCCGGATCCGGAAATACCACCTGACGCCTACGGTGAGGTCTGACACGCGCCACAGAGGAGCGTGGAGCCTGTCAACGATATAGGTGTTGGGCTCCGCGGTGCTCTCCCATGCGTTGGGATTGGTGCTCCAGGAGATCTCCGCAGCCGTTGCCCTGCTCCACGACCAGGACCACTCCAGAACGGCCTCGCCAGGCGTCTCCGACTGGCTGACAGAAACATCCGCCGCCGCGACTGGAATCGAGCCGCCGTTGTAGGCGGTCAGCGACTCCATATTGGCCTCGATGGCGTAAGTGGTGAATCCATCCGCCGCCTTGGCGCTGTAGCTGCCCTGGTAGGCCGTAACGCCGATAGCGTAGGCGGTCTCGCCTGACCAGTCCGGGCAGGCCACAGTGACCGTCTGGGAGCCGGTGGCCGTGATGATCCCGACGATGACGGGTGCGGACGGAGCCGAGCCCGGACGGTAAACGACAGCCAGGAAGCTGTCGGGTACGTCCGACTCATTTTGTGCCGTGACCGTAACCTGGTGGGTCGCATCGTCCGGCGTCACGGATGTGAGGACCGGAGTCGACAGTCTGCCGGCCTGGACCAGCTTGGCCGCGGAGGCTGTAAAGCTGTTGTCATGATAGGTCAGCACCCTGACCCATAAACACTGATCGAGCCCGACTCGATTGGAAATGACGCCACGCGCCGCATCTGCTCCGGACGTGTCGGTGGTGGTCGAAATGGTTGACCACGACGCGCCGTCCGGGACCCTGAAGCCCACCGCTGGCGTGGTGATGACATACTGGAGTGCGGTCCTGTCAATTGGATGCAGCGCGTCCGTCTTGGCGCCCCAGACGACATCGACCGTGGTGGTCGTGCCGTATGTGCTGTAGGAGACGGACTTGATGTTTGCCCGGTAGGGAGTGGAGTAAACGTGCTTGGCGTATCTCCATTTGCTCATGCCCGCCGGGCCGACAGATCTTACTCGGACCCATCTGACGTATGCCTTGTTGAGGAGAACTGCGGAGTCTTCGGTGATGGTCAGTGTGTGCGAAGCATCATCATTCGTGTCTGCCCTCCATCCCGGGTTTGTGCTTTTCCATTTCAGCTTCTCGCCGTTGGTCTCCGTGGACGCCACCAGAATGCTCTGGTACTGGACGTAGGTAAAAGGAGCGTCGTCC